GGAGATGACGGATATGGATATTATACTAACTATTAAAATAATAAGTTAGTTCTATTTTCAGCAACATTTGCATATGAACTAGATAACTCAATCCCAATCCACCTTCTTTCTAATATCTTAGCAGCAACACAACTTGTACCTGAACCAGCAAATGGGTCAAGAACAATATCATTTTTATATGTAAGAATTTTAATAGCCTTTGTTGGAATATCCATTGAGAAGGTCGCTTTGGTCATTTGCTTTGTATCTGCGAAATAATCCCATTGACCATAAACTAAGTTCATGAATTCTTTTTTATCACCATCTTCATAGACCATTTTCATTTTTTTATTACCTTCCTCATCAGTAACTTCAATACTGTTTCCTTGCCATTGTGGAGTACCCTTTGTTATTTTTTTAGCAGTTTTCTTATAAGCGATTATTACACACTCTTTAGGATTATAGATGTAAGGTGAACTCGGACTCATCCATGAACCCCACGCGGTAGTCTTACTCCTGTGAGGGGACTGTTCGTTAAGGTCAACTAGTCCGTAGAATCCAAAACCAACCTTTTTCATAATTTGCCAAAACTCTGACATAAATAGAACTCTACCACCCCTTTCTTGTACGTTAACTTCATAGGGAATATTAACAGCGATTCTACCATCGTCTTTAAGAACCCTATAGACCTCATTTAACCACTTTTCTGTCCAATCCCAATATTCACCCATTGGAATATTATCAACGTGTGTATCATATGCAATACCCACGTTATAAGGAGGTGACGTAACAACCAAGTCAATAACATTTTCAGGCATTTCGGACATCACCTCAACGCAATCCCCATTAGTAATTTTATTTATATATTTTTCCATCATTTTTTTATAATAAGAAGTTTATTGTTACAAGCCCACTCCATTGAAGTTGGTTTTTTAATACCTGAATTAAACGAGTTAAAATAATTGCTAATCCAAACTCTTAGTTGGTCAACTTTAGCGTGAGAGGCGTGTAAGTCTTCAATAAAGTAAATCCCACCATCTTTTAGTTTATCATAAAGTATTTTAAATGAGTTGACGATATCTTGGTAGTTATGACTACCATCATCAACAATAAAGTCAGGTGAACCAGATTCAGAAATAACTTTATCCATAAAATTACTATCTGATTGATTTCCTAAGTAAATTTTTACTTGTTCGGATGGTTGAATATAGTTTAAAACATTTCGGTCAATGTCAATCGCATGAATATCCAATTCAGGATTATATTCATTCCACATTTTGATAGAATCTCCATGCCAAATTCCAATCTCAAGAAGGGTATATTTTCCTTCATTCGGAATGTGTTTTGAATATACTTCAGTATATCCGTGTCTTTCGTGATGTTCTGTACCCTTATCACAGGTGTACTTGTTTGCAATTTCTGTTAGTGTCATATTAATTTTATTTAAATAAAAATCCCCTTGAAAAGATAATCAAGGGGATTGATATAATCAATTAGATTAGAGAGATGAGATAAGTTTTTTTCTAATCTCACTCAATGTTACTTTGTGAGTAAACGAACCATCTTTATAGATAGTCTTAAGTTCACCATTTGACTCTTCATCCCAAGTAACCTTATCCACCAATGTTAGACCATTGTTGTGAAGTTTACCATATGAATCAGGAGCCATGGTTTTCACCACCTTCAAAAGACCAGTTGCAGATTTTTTTGTACCATCATCTGTTACAGGGTCTTTGAAGATTTGACGACCCTCACCATCAACTTCAACGTAAGTTGCTTTCATAGCGAAACCAAACGTATCACGAGTGTTAAATTGGTAAGTGAACGAACCAACACCAAATACAATATTTGTTGATGCGAAACCTTTTGATTCAAGGCGACGACAGATTTCTTCAGCTCTGTCAAGAGTAATTGAGTCTCCGTAGATTGCCCCAATGTGAGAATCAAGAACCTTATAACCATGGTCATTTATTTCACCACCAAATACGTCCCAAAGAAGTTCAATAACTCCTTTATACGAGGGGTGAGATTCGTTATAGGTTTCATATTCGTGAATCTCTGCCGTGTTAAGACCACAAATGATATCTGCTGGGTTACCAGAGTCAGGGCGGATTACAAGCTTACCTTCACGTGCCATAATCTCATCTTTGAGGGTTACAACGTGACTGGTACAAACTTTCCACAAGTCCCATGTGTCAGATACAACAGAAAGAATACCTTTAGGGTAGGTCTCAAGAAGACGACGGAATGTTCCAACTTCATCATCTTTTGAACCCGCACACATTACTGAGTGCTCAGTTGCGTTTACAGAACCAACAACCATTTCTGTTTCACCATAGAATTTACGTGCTCCATAGATAACAGGAAGTGAGTCAGAACCCATAAAAGATGTTGCGTGACCAAGACCAGATGCGGTTACCGCTTCAACAGAGTCCATACCTCTCATTGAGAAGTCGTGAGCCTGCCAATCAATAAACCATTTCTTTTCTTTGTCGGTTTTTTCTTGCCATTTTGATAGAACTTTACGGTACTGGTAGGCAATAGTTGCAGAAGTCATTGGCTTCCACAAAAGGTTTGAGATAATCGTCTCAAGGTAATTTGTTACCCAATAAAAATCAGGGTGGGTGTTATAAATTGTGAGGACAGGAACTTTAATCGGTACTAAAGTACCCTCATCAATAGCTTTAACATGAATAGGTAAATAACCCAAATCATGTAGTTTTTCAAAGTGTGTTACATCGTAGTCAGTACTAAGATACATTGACAATTCTTTTTTCATCTCACCACAAACTTCATTCTTTGGACGAGAGAAAAATTCATTTTGAAAGGCTTCGTGAATTTGCATCATAATCATTTGCTGACCAAATGATACAACTTTATCACATCCTTTAGGAGCGTGTTTATTTGCACGAGGGGTAAAATTGGAATACACAAGTGTTGTTCCTTTGGGATATTGCAGGTGGTGACCAGTCTTGTATCCGTCTGTCATTAAAAGAGGATTCATATATACTTTTTATTTGATTTAAAAATTACTTAATACTGATTGAAATAGGATAACGTGAACTATTACCCTCAACAATATAAATTGTATCGTTATTTTGTTTGTATTTGTAAAGAAATCCAGATGAAATTTTGTAACTACCTAATAGAATCAATTCGGTTTGTCCTGAATTTGTAACAACAGGAGATTTTAATGTTGATTTTTCAGTCTCAATTGGGTCTTTCACAACAAAATATGACATTAGTAACACTAAAACAACCATTAAGCTAACCAAAACTAATTTTACACCTTTTTCCATCTGTTCTTATTTTTGAATTACAATGATACAATTTAATTTCTAATCAACAAAAAGTTTTGAGTGAAATCGTCAATTTTTTCAAAAATTGGAATATTATATTTTGCACAGACAATATCAACATTTCCTTTTCTCCAAAAACCATCAGGACAAACTACGAATATTTTCTTACTTGTAGCATAAAGTCCTAATTCTAAAAGACTTATTGGTGATTTTGTATTAGGTGAAAAATACATAAAAATAATGTCCGATTTATCAAGGGCATCTAATTCCCAGTTAACTTGTTGATAAAATTGTGGATTTTCATATTCTTGTGTCCAAGAACTATCCCAATCATCTCTTCTTGGGTTAAAAACACCATATCCCTTATTTTTAAAGAATGTTGCCATTTTTGTTTGCCAATCTTCTGCCGCTCCCATTTCAATTGAGCCCGCCAAGAATACGTATTTAACACTACGGTCTCTTTCCGCAATATTACTAGGTGGTTTGTAAATCATATTTTATTTTTTAATTGGTTTTTTTTCTAAAATTGTTCTTTCAATAGGATATCTAAATTCTGAGCCAGACTCAGTCTCAAGATAATAATATCCTTTTTCTGAAGATATAAAGTTAATTACATTTTCAATTGTGTATTGGTCATAATATGCAGTTGTTCCACTTGACAACAGTATTTTTACAATATATGTGTTCATTTTAAAATAAATTAATTATCAAACCAAAAAACAATTCTAATTTTATTTTCATATTCAGTAGTATCCACATCATCCCTGAATATCCAAAATTCATCTCTCATTCGTTCATCCATTGCAATTATTAGTGGATTTAAGACATCATATTCTTCTTCCCATTCACGATGAACTAAATTAAGTTCAGGTGTTGCCCATTGACACCAAGTGTTAGGGGTTTCCTCACCTTCATCTAATTTTTTAGCAGCTTCTTGTGATATAAGACCGCTATGTTTTATCTTAAAATTTTCCTTTTGAAAATCTTTAAGTTCTTTTAAAGTAAACCAAGAATGACTATGACCATCAGAACTCCATCTATCTGATTCATTTTTAATGATTTGACTTACATCTTCAGGTAAACCTTTAGGTTGACAAATATATTTTGTATCACCATAGTTTCTAACATCTGCAAGCACTGCAAATAAATCATAGTTTCTACCGCGATAGATTGGGTTTATTTCCATTTTTGATTCCCCATCAGGGTCTTCTGAATTGTAATATGGGTTATATCTCCAATCATCACAATTAACCCAAGTCTCAATACCATTTATTGTTTTTTTCACTTCAGAAAAAACATGAATATCACATCCCATATTATTTTTTATTTTTAATTAATTTAACAAGTAATGAAAGTTCAGAATAAACCTGAATTAAACCAGCTCTATCGTCAAGAAGTGCAGAAAAGAAAGGCTTCCTTGACTCCCAACCGAGAGAAATACCATCTGTGTTAACACCATCAAATGGTATGTTGTTTTCAGTTAGAAACTTTTCAACAAAAGAAAGGTCGTGATATGCCGTCCAACAAATTAATTTACAACCAATTGATTTTAAATCTCTAAGTAGTTCTATAACATATTGGTAAGTGTGACCTTTCTTATGATAATCGTGTACTGTGCCATCAAAATCAAAACCAATAACTAATGAACCATATTTTTCATATTCGTTCATTAATCTATTAAATGATTCATTCGGCATCAAAAACTCATCCATTAAATTTCGGATAAGTAATTCTTTAACTGGTTCTGTTGACATATTAAAATACGTTTAATTGTTTTAAAATAAAAGGGTTGGAAGTTTCAAGTTCCATTGTTTCGCGAGTAATATCTTTTACACTATTAGTACAGTAAACACCATCAAAATATTCTGAAAGCGTATCATATCCCGCACTGAATATACCGTGAGTTACTATCAAATAAATTTTAGGTTTAGTTGTTTGTAGAGTTACCTTTATTGATTTAGCAATCTCAATAAAAGTTCTACCACCATCACAAATGTCGTCAATGATTACAAATTTTTTACCAACATCAGTTAACTTTACAGGTACTTCAGTATATAGAATGTTACCTGTAACCATATCTCTCATCTTTGTTGCGGTAACAACATTTGTGATTTTAAAATGTTTGGCAACATCGTAAATCTTTTTAAAGGCTCCTGCATCAGGTGAAATCAGACAAATCCTATCTTGAGCATCGTTTTTATTGTCAATATTAGTTAAAGCAAATTTAACCAATTCTTTATTATCTACTTTAATGTAGTTGTTTAAACACGCTTCAAGAACATCAGAGTGAGGGTCAATGACTGTGACAGATTGAAATTCTTGAAGGTTAATGATAGGACAAATAACTTCTTTAAGATAGTTTGGGCTACCCTGAATAAATTTCCTATCACTACGAGCACCTAAAAAATAGGGAACATACAAGTGAACTTCTTTTACTCCAACGTCACGAAGAGCTTTATTTGCACAAATAATTAACTCCAAATCTTTAAATGAATTCAATCTAGACTTAATTTGGACAGGATTAAATTGAAGACCTGATATGGTTATAGATTGTTGACCGTCAGGGAATTGTGAGATTTTATACTCAATATCTGAGTTGTCTTTATAGACTAAATTAAGTTTTTTCATACGACAAAAATATAATTAAATTCTGAATTAAAAAAATTTTTTTCCTCCTCAGTTTTTGGAATATGAACTGCTCTATTTCTTAATGAATTGTAAAACCTAAATTTAATAGTATACAGCTTAATATAGTTTTCCGCATCTTCAACGGAAACGTCCCCTACATTAATTCTAAAGATACGTCTTTCTCTCTGACCATTAATAATTCTGTAATCGGAGTCTATTATATTACCATTCTCCGTTTGTAAGTGGTTTTTCTTCTGCTTCCAAAAGCATAATCCTTCTTTCCAAATAGAATTTAGCTTTTTTAAGGTCTTCAATAACCTTTGTCGGGTCTTTTTTACCAGCTCTTGCAACATATTTCACAACATTAAAAAGGTATGCATCTTTGTCTAATTCCCAAGCCTCACATACCTTTATTACTTCGTACTTATTGTTTTCACCTCCATAATGATTGGGGTGATTTACCATTTCTTTATTCATAATATTATATTACCAAATAAGTTATTAATCCTATAACACTAAAAAACAATACAACTATAATTGCAATAATAGTGTTTTCACTTAGTTTCTTTTTCATTTTCATTAGATTTATACTGTAAAACCATAGAG